GAACACGCCCATCGTCGGCGTGCCGCTTGCGGCCTTGAACTGAACGGTGACGATCTGACTGCCGACAATGTCCACCAGCGCGGCAGCGGGTTCGACGTTCGCGGCAGCAGCCGTGCCGGGGCTATAAAGGTTCGCCGCCGGGGTGCCCGCAACCTGCGTGATGATGGCAAACGGACGCTGCGTGGCACCGTCAATGCTGTAGGTCGGAACCGTTCCGCTGCTGAACGTCAGGTTGAAGTCCGCAAGCACGGTCGGAAGCCAGTAGGTCAGCCCATCCGTGCTGCTTACATCGCCCGTCCATCCGACCACGCGCACGCCCGTGGCCGCGCCGATGCTGGTGCTGCTTGCGTATGGCGTGATACGAAGGAGCGACGGGGAAATGCTGCTCAACTGCTGATCGTGAACAACGCCGCTGCTTGGCTTGGTGGCCGACAGGGTGGCAATGCTTGCGTAGGTCGCGCCCACGCTCGCAACGCTCACGTTGCTGAAGTTCCGCTGGTAGGTGATGATCGTTGCGTCTGCCATTGGTTTGCCCTCGTCCTTATGGTAGCGGTGCGTAGCGCAACCGCAATGGGTTGTATCAGCCCGACACGAAGCCGGGGTCGGGGAACTTGCCCGTGTCAATCAACGCCTGCCGCCGTCCGTTGTGCCGTTGGATCGCCTCGTAGTCGGGTGTGCCGTCATCGTTCACCCACCCCTGCGCCATCGCCTTGGTGATGCGGATGGGCTTCCAACCGCAGCGGCAGTTGAAGCCGCACGGGGTGTTGATGCCCTGCGCGTCGATCTGCTCCACGGTCGCCACGAAACCGTCCATCGCCCGGTGCGTGTCGCGGGTGCGGGTGTCCTTCGTCGCCGTGAACTGCATGACCGGGACGAACGCCTGCACCTTCTCGTCCCGCACGATGTCCAACTGGCCCTGCGAAGCCGCCCGGTTGAGGTTCGTCCGGTAGACGGTTTCCAGCCGCGCCGCCGTCAAGTCGGTTCCGGTGGCAAGGGTGGCCTGCTCCACGAAGTCGCCCACCCCTAGCCGCTCAAGTCGCTTGCCCGCAACGCTTTGCGTGATGTCGCCCCGGATGGCCTTGGCGAGCAGGCTGCGCGTGGCCTCTACCTGCTCCTGCGTCATCCCGGTGACGAAGAACGCGCCCCGCGCCACGGCCTGCACGCCGGGGGTGCGCCGCTTCCGCACCTCCTCCGGTAGCCCCGCAGCCGGGGGGATGCCGGGTGCCTCCTTGGGCTGTGCGCCGCTGCTCGCGGGCAGGATCAACGCCCGAAGTTTGGGGCTGCGGTCGGCCAACTTCTGAAGGGCGGTCGCTGCCTCGTCCTGCCGCAGTTCGTTCGCGGCGGCGAAGGCGTTGTCGATGAGGCTGTTCCACTTCGCCCGCGTGATCGGGATGAGGTCAACGAACCGCCGGATGACCTCGCGGGCTGGACCCGGCTTGAACTTCAGCAGCAGTTCGGGGTCGCCCCGGTCGAATCGGGCAGGGGTAGCAGGCTTCGGGATGTCCACCCCTGCGCTGTGCAGGGATTGGTGCGCCCCCATCGCCCACCCGACGAGCAGCAGGGCGGCGGTATCGGCCTCCCAAGCGTCCCACTCGCTGTCGGGGGTCTTGCCTTCCACCTGCGCGGCGATGGCACGGCGGTACGCCTGCGCCCCGTCCGCGTACACGGCCCGGATCAGGGCTTGCGTGGTTGCCGAAGCCTTTGCCACGGGTCAGAGCCAGCGCGTGCGCCGGAAGGTCTTGGGAGCGTCGGGGGCGGGTTCCACGCCCTCCTGCGCCGCCGTCTGCCCAAGGATGGCATCCAAGGGGTTCGCGCCGCCGCCGCCAAGCACCGCCTCGTCCTCCTTCGGCTGCGACAGCCCAAGCAGGTCGCGGACCTCGGCCTCGCTGACCTTGCCGCCCATCGCCACGAACTTCTCAATCGCCTCAAGCCGCTCCTTCGGGTCGGGCCGCTCGGGGGCAAACTGGAAGCGCAGAGCGCAGATTTCGTCCTCGGACGCGCCAAGCATCTGCGCGATGACGCGCACGAAATCGGTCGTGAGGCTGTCCGCGAGCGCGTCAGCGTGGTAGCGGATGATGCGGGAGAGCGTGTCCGCGTGCAGGCTTGCCACGCCCGACCCCAATCCGGTGCTGCCCGCCTCGCTAGAGAGCGACTGCCCAAGGATCGCTTCCTTGATCTTGGAGGAGAACCAGTTGACAAGGTCAAGGAACACCGTGGCGCGGCCCGCGTTCGGCTCCTTGATGTCGATGTCGTAGACCTTCTCGGTGCCCGACTGCGGCAGCAGCACGCTGTTGTCGTTCGTCAGGTTCGCAAGCACGTTCTCCATCATGGAGCGGCCCGCGTCCTGCCCAAGCGGGTAGTACCCCACGCGAATGCCCATCGCGTACCGCTCCGCGTAGGTGATCGCGTCCTGAAGAATCTCCTGCTTCGCAAGCCACATGAACCAACAGACATCGCGTGCGCCCACGCCCCGGTAGATGCTCTCGCTGCTGTTGGGGTCGTTGAAGTCGGGGGCCGCGACGAACACGCGGTGCAGCACGATGGCCTTCCGCTCGTCCTCGGTGAAGATATGCACGCGGCTGTCGAAGCCGATGTTCTGCTCGGACGGCCCGTGCGCGGAGTAGTCCGCGCCCACGCGCATGGCGAGGTTGCCGCGCTGGTCGTAGGCGAGGGTGTCGGGGTGGAACGGATACCACTCTTTGACCGCCACGCCCGTGCGCTCGTCCTTGCGGTAGACGATGTTGCACGCGGAGTTGCCGTACCACACGGCTTCGTGCATGGACCGGACGAAGTCCGACCGCCGGGGCATCGCGTCGAAGATGCGGGAGATGCGGTCGGCCAGTTCGACCAGCCGGGGGTTCTCCTCGTCATCGGACACCACGGCCCATTCAAGGGACGCAAGGGTGACTTGGAGCGACCGCAGGACACCTTCGATGTCCGCGTCGGCCCGCATCATCATCTGGTACTGCGGGTTCAGCCTGTAGGCGAGGCTGGCGTTCCGCAGCAACTTGTCGGCGGTCGTGAAGAACGAACGCTGCACCTCCACCGGGGTGGCGAGGGGCAGGGTGATGCCGCGCTCCACGGGAGCGGGCAACGGCTTGCGCGGACGCTGTTCCGGCGTGAGTCCGTTCTGCAACGGGTTCGGATCGGTGCCGCGCTTCTTGCTCACAGTTCTCCCCTGCGCTTGAGGTCAAGTGCGATTGCGACGGCCTGCTTCTGCGGCTTGCCCTCTGCGATGAGGGTGCGAATCTTGTCGCTCACCTTCTCGTCGGCAGCGGCCATCATCTTGAGGCAGGCTTCGTCCTCCGCGCTGATCTTGCAGCCTTCGCGGACGGCGTTGGTGACCTTCGCGCCGGGGCGGGAGGACTTGATGCTAGGGATACGCCACGCGCCGCCACTCCACCGCAATCCACGGTCGTATGCCTTCTGATATCCGCGTTCGTAGGGTTCCAATCCGTCCCACGAATCTTCATGCGTTGTGTCGTAGCGTTCCCACCCGCTCCCTTGATTCAGGTCTACCGCAAGATATCCGTTATGCAGTTTGCGAACCCGGAACTGTGGCTTCGCCATCCTCGCCTTCGCGCCGGGGCGGGCGTGCAGACTTCGCAAAGCCCTCTCTGCCTCCTTGAACCGTTCCTCGGCAAGTTCCACCCCGCGTTCTGCTTGCGCGATCCGCTGTTCTGACTGACCGACACGCAGAAAGGTGTCCAATCTTTCCTGCGCCTCATCCAGATCGCGCTTCGCTCGGTTGTAGTTTGCTTGCGCCATCGCAAGCGTGCCAGCGTGAACCGCCATCATCGCCTTCGCGCCGGGGCGGGAGGCCCTTGTGGTTTCCGCGTATCGCTTCAGTTGATCGACCGCGCCTTCTTTCACAAACTTTGGTGCGCCTCCGCTTGAGCGCATCAGTTGCCCCTTCCCGGTTGAAGCATCGACAACAATTGTCCATCGCGTCCCGTTGATTGTTGCAGTCAGCGATTTGGACAAATCGCCCCAACCGTCCGCGTGGCTTTCTTCCCATCGCGCCATCTTCGCTTTCGCGCCGAGGCGGGACATGGGAATCTTGCCATACGGCATAAAACTGTGAAGCAGATCGTCCATGCGCCGGATTAGTTCTCGCGTCACAACACCATCGCTGTCGAGCATCTTTGCGTACTGTTGTGCGCGATCCGACAGGGTCCGAAGATCGGCTGCTAGTACAGCGGCCTTTGCTGACAACTTGTGCATAGCCGTCAGATATCGTCCTTGTTCTTCACGTTGCACAGGCGACGCAAACGTCGCCTTCGCGCCGGGGCGGGACATCTGCAACTGCCCCCGCAGCATTGGGCGAGGATTGTTGTGCGGGGTCAGGATGTACGTTCCGTTTGCGTACACATCCAACGAATACGTTGCACCCTTCGGGCCACGCAACTTGTAATCCGCAATCCACGCGGAGCGATTGCGCTTGATTGCATCCTGCATTTCCTTTGACTTCTGTTCTAGCGTTGAATGCGACAGAATCTTGAGCGTCATGCCGCTCGGCCACACAATATCTCCACCAACAACCTTCGCATCGGCGTAGCCAAACCTCGCCTTCGCGCCGGGGCGGGAATGCGTGCCGCGATAGCGGTCGTTGTATTCATCTTCAATGTAATCAAGGAGAGCAGCAGCGTTCTTGTCGCCCGACTTGGCAAGTGCCATTAGCCGCTGCTCAATGGAGTGCAGTTCTTCTCTTGAAGCACCGCGAATCTGCTCCTTGGTGATCGCAAACTTCGCCACGCTCCCAAGCCGCTGCGCGATTTCCTTGTACGTTTCGCTCCGCTGGTTCTCGCTCTTGTCCATTTGTTCGACCTTTCGCTTTGCCCACCCTTGTCCTGAATCGCCGCCCCACAGAAGCCACGCGATGTACCCGGCATCGTCCTCCCCGCCCGCCTTGTTCTTCTCATGCCTGCTGAAGAAGGCGTGCATCCGCCGCACGGTTTCCGGCGACAGCGTCTTGCGGTTGGAGATGTCACGCGCACGGGCCACGCCGACAGCCGTGCCGCCGCGTCCGTGCTTGCGCCGCAGTTCCAAGCCACGCTTGGCGTTCGCAGCCATTTCTTCCGTGGGGGTCAGGTCAATGTCGGCCACGGTTCGATATTACCCGCCGCACCCATGAACGCAATGCGCTAGGCGAAGAACGGACGCTTGGGCGCACGCGCACCGAACATCCGGCCAATGGCATCGGGCTTTTCGATCCGGGCGACGTTCTTCTCGCCGGGTGACAGCGAGCCGCGCACGGCCTCGGCGCACAGGTCAACCACCGTGTCCACGGTGTCATCGTGCGCTCCGGCGGGGAAGGCAAGCATCTCGTCCAGTACGGGCTGGAACGCGGGCAGTACCTTGCCACCCTCGTCCATCGGGAACAGGAGTTTGCCCTGCTCCACGAAGGGCTGCGCCCCTGCCGCCCGAAGGTGCTTGTCCGTGGTCCGCTCCACGGCAAGCATGGGCTGCGTGGACATGTCGCGGAACTGGTCGAAGATGCCCTTCTGTGGCCCGTTCGCCTCGGCTAGCACCACCGATGCACCCCGGCGCGACAGGAGGCTTGCGGCCTGCTTTGCGAACACGGGGAACGATTCCCGCACGCGCAAGATGTCGGTCAGGTACAGGTTCCGGGCGTGGTCAACCTCACCGATGAGGCACACGCTGTAGTCGGGGTCATCGCGCTCCTGCGCCTTCTTGCCGTACCCCCAATCCAACGCGGCGATGGTGCGGGTCACCTTGGGAAGCGCGTCGGGGCGGTAGTACCCCACCCATTCGGGCCGGAACACCAGCAAGTCCGACGAGAGCGGGACGAGTTCGTAGGCGCGTGCGTAGCCCATCGGCCCCATTGCGGAGCGGCGCAGGGTCAGGATCGACGGCGTAAACACCTCGGGCCACGGGCTTTGCAGCCCCTTGCACGGGCGGCGCAGCAGCGTCCCCTTCGCCTCGGCTTCCCTGCGCCAATCGGCGGTCAGGTCATCGACATGGAAGGGGGTAGCCGACCGCCACACGCGGGATGGATGCACGCCGGATGGGTCCAACATCGGCAACCACACGTTGCTCACGGCCTCCTTCACCTGCTCGCGCAGGGCGGGTTGCAGCACGGAGTTGCGGAGGTCGCACAGGTCATCGAACCACAGGATGTCCGCACGGCCACCCGTGCGCCCGAACACGCCGCTGGCCTGCACGGACGGGTCGCGGCGGGGTGCCATGTTGGACGCGACCACGGACCACGCGGTGACGGTGTCCTCCCCCGGCTTGAGCGTCACGCCGGGGAACGTCGCCCGGTACATGGGGCTGCGGATGATGTCGCGGATGAAGCGGCTGGTAGCCGATGCTGTTTCATCGTTCTGTGAAACGATCTTGAATCGGGTGTCGGGTCGGACCCCAAGCCACCATGCGGTCAGGTAGGCGAAGGTGCTTGTCTTGGCGTGCCCACGGGGGATTTCGGCGTACCAGTCGTGGTGCGTCAGGGCGTGGTGCAGCATCTCCCGTTGCAGCCCGGACACGGGCTTGCCGATGGCAAGCGCGATGAAGGCGGCGGGGTTCTCGCGGGCGGCGGCGACCGCCGCTTCCGGGGTCAGGGCTTGCGCTTGCGCTTTCGGCACGGCTTGGGGGGTTCAGGCGCGGCGGGGGCGGCGGGGGAGGCGATGGACCGTGCGACGGCGGCGAGTTGGCTGTCGGTCAGCCCCTCCATGACCTCCACGCGCTCCGTGGCGGTGCCCGCGTCAAGTCGTGCGATTCGGTCCAGTTGCAGCACCGCGTCGATGCGTTCCCGGCGCAGGTGCGCGAGGCATTCGGCAGCACGGATGCGGTCGCGGGTGCTGGCGTTGGGGTCATCCATGATCGACCGGAGGGTGCCGGGGATGGCCTTGGAAGCCTCCACGGGAACCTCCCACCCGTCGTAGACGGCTTCTTCGATGACGCGCAGGTGTTGGCGTTGTTCCCAACGCGCTGCCCGGTCGCCCCCCATGCCCCCCGGCGTATCGGTGGGGTTCTCCATGTGTATGCCCTCCTGTCAGGATACCTTACGCGGGACGGCGACGAGGTCATAGCCCACGG